CAGCGGTCAAAAAGATGGATAGAGACAAGCTTAAGTTGATCATCAGAAACCTTGAGTCTCTGGTAGAATGCTTAAAGTCAGAAGTTTATTCTGATGTAGACTCTTATAAGATGAGCTACGAAGAAATTTCACAACACATTACTGATTACGACGAAGTATTTTATGACGGAGACGACGATGGTTACCCAGACTGATAAAGTCAAACTGATTAGTGTTACACCCGATGCAGAGAAGCACATGGCATATTGTGCTCGGGTAAGTAATCCTTCCAATCAAGAGAATGACAAGTTTTCTGGTCTGCTGAAGTATTGTATCCAGCATCAACACTGGAGCATCTTCGAACAAGCAAGTATGACTCTAGAGATCAATACTACTCGTGGTATTGCAGCCCAGATTCTTCGCCATAGAAGTTTTACATATCAAGAATTTTCGCAACGTTATGCGGACAGTTCACTTCTTGGTGATACGATTCCTCTTCCTGAACTTCGTCGTCAGGATACAAAGAATCGACAGAACAGTATTGATGATGTAGATCCTTTTACTGTTCAGAAGTATCAGATTCTGATGCAACATCACTTTGGTGAAGCAATGAAACTGTATCAGGATATGCTTGATGCAGGAATTGCAAAGGAGTGTGCAAGGTTTGTATTGCCACTAGCAACACCCACAAGACTCTATATGACAGGCTCTGTGCGGTCCTGGATCCACTACATCGATCTCCGTAGTGGTCATGGTACTCAGAAGGAGCACATGGACATTGCAGAGGCGGCCAAGTGCATCTTCTGTTGTCAGTTCCCTGCTGTTGCAGAAGCACTTGAATGGAAACGTGGTGAGGATTGTCCAGAGTGTGTGGATCAACCATCATTGATAATCGAATAAATATCCTTATATAAAATGGAGGCCTGAAGTTGGCAACATACCCCGTTATCAACAAAGAAACTGGTGAACAAAAAGAAGTAACCATGAGTGTCCATGACTGGGATCAATGGAAACAAGATAACCCAGAATGGGACAGAGACTGGTCGGACCCATCAACTTGTCCTTCGTCAGGAGAAGTTGGTGAGGTTTATGATAGACTGATGAAGTCTCATCCAGGATGGAATGATGTCTTGCACAAAGCATCTAAAGCTCCTGGATCAAAAGTAAAACCACTTTAATCGAATATGCCAAGAAGAAAGAAGACGACTGATCAACCAATTGGTGTTGGACTTACATCGAAACAGATGAAGAGAAGGAAGCCAATTAACTCTGAGATGCTCAGAGAAATTGAGCCTCTTACAGAAAATCAACAAAAACTTTTTGATGCATACGACAAGAATCAGAACATCATTGCGTATGGATGTGCGGGAACTGGTAAAACATTTATCACTCTCTACAATGCCCTTTGCGACGTTCTAGATGAAAGGACACCTTACGAAAAAATTTATATTGTTAGGTCTCTTGTCGCTACCCGTGAAATTGGTTTTCTTCCTGGTGATCATGAAGACAAATCTTCACTTTATCAAATCCCTTATAAGAACATGGTAAAGTACATGTTCCAAATGCCAACTGATTCTGATTTTGAGATGCTGTATGGCAATCTGAAAACACAGGATACAATTAGTTTTTGGAGCACTTCTTTCATTCGTGGTACTACACTTGATAAAGCCATTATCATCGTGGATGAGTTTCAGAATTTAAACTTCCATGAACTTGATTCAATCATCACTCGTGTTGGTGAAGATTCCAAGATTATGTTCTGTGGTGATGCAACTCAATCTGACTTGATCAAAACAAATGAAAGGAATGGTATTATTGACTTCATGCAGATTCTAAGAATCATGCCATCAATGGATATCATTGAATTTGGAGTTGATGATATTGTTCGCTCTGGTCTCTGTAAAGAATATCTTCTTGCTAAAATGGAATTGAATCTATGACATTTATTCATCATAATTACTTAGGTGATCTTGAACTAGAATGTAAAACAACAGATAGCATCCGTCTCTACAATCTTCCAAGTGGAGCATGGGTGCCTTCTATTACATCAGTCACATCTTTCTATAATCGTCAGATCTTTATTGATTGGCGAAATAGAGTTGGTCTCGAAGAAGCAAATAAGATTACAAGAAAGGCCACTGCAAGAGGAACAGACTTTCACCAGATCTGTCAGGACTATCTTGAAAACAAAGAGTTGAACATGGATGATTATCAACCAGCAACTCAATTTATGTTTCATCATCTAAAACCTGAGTTAGATAAGATAAATAATATTCATGCAATTGAGCGGACTCTTTACTCTGAGTATCTTGGACTTGCGGGTAGAGTAGACTGTATTGCAGAATATGAAGGGGAACTAGCAGTCATAGACTTTAAAACATCCACAAAAATTAAACCTGAAAAGTGGATTGAAAATTATTTCGTTCAAGAAATGTTTTATGCGGCTGCATACTATGAGTTAACTGAAATTCCAATCAAGAAACTTATTACTCTGATGGTAACGCCAGAAGGTGAAGTCAAAGTATTTGACAAAAGGAACAAAGGGGATTATATTAAACTATTAGTTCGTTATATTAAAGAATTTGTATCTCACAATCTTAGGTCAACCGATGGAGAATGAACTAGAGAAGGTATTAGAAAAGAAATTTTATTGCCCATCTAGATTTACTCAAGAAATTGAGAACGTTGTTTCTAACAACTCAGAAATGTCATACATCGATGCTGTAGTTTATTTCTGCGAGAAGAATAATATTGATATCGAATCTGTTTCGAAGTTAATATCAAAACCTCTCAAAGAAAAAATTAAGTATGAAGCTATGGAACTCAATTTCTTGAAGAGAACATCTAGAGCAAAACTGCCTTTGTAATTTACTGTCATTTTAATGATGCCTTTTGACGCTTATAAATGCTATTTGTCTTTGAAGAATCATTTCACCAAAGACAAATATGACTACCACAAGTATTGTGGAAAGACCCGTGCGACTGTACAATCTTTTTACAAACGTAAGGATCGTTTTTGGTTTGAGAAACTAGCAAGAAATAAGTCTGATGAAGAAGTAGTTAATTTCTTTGTATCTAATTTTGTTATGTGTACTGATCCAAGTAAGCTTTGGATTGGAGAACTCATACGTGAAGGTGAAACTAGATACGAACAGTGGAAAAAAAGAACCCAGTCTCTTTCTTATATCTTTAGAGAAGAAACTCAGAGTCTGTTTGAGAATCAAAAGATTGATGAAGTTTTTGATTGTTCAAAGGGACATCCACCCATTCTTAAAAATTTCCTGAGCGGGAATATTAGCCCCGAAACAATGGTGATCTATGATAAAATATTCCTGTTCGGGAAAGATTTTGATAAGAAACTCCAGGACCCAGTATGGGAAACCGTAAGTATAAAACTAAAAAAATACAGTCCATTCCTAAATATTGATGTACTGCGTTATCGCAAACTTTTAAAAGAAATTGTTTTAGGAGACAAATGAGTTTTTTTGAATCTGAAGTTGTTCGCTCTGAAATGGCAGAAATTTCTGAACTTCAAGAAGAAGTTTATGCGAACGTGTTTAAGTTTCCTACAATGACTAGAGATGAAAAACTCTCTCATGTCAAAGTACTTGAGAGACTATTGAATAAACAAAAAGTTCTCTACACTCGCTTGAGTTTATCTGATGATCCAGATGCAAAGGAAATGAAGGAACGCATTTCTGATTCTGCAACTTTAATGGGCCTTCCTGCCAATGTGGATATGAATATTATCTTTAACAACATGTCCACGCTTCTGGAAAACATGCGAGAACAGATTGACAAGACAGGTTCCGACCTGTAGAATAACAAGGTACACACAGACCAAATCCGTACAAATCCGAGGTAATCCGAATGTCTTTTGCTGATCTTAAAAAGCAATCCTCTCTTGGTTCCCTGACCGCTAAACTGGTCAAGGAAGTAGAAAAAGTAAACAACAGTGGCGGTAGCGGTGATGACCGTCTCTGGAAACCCGAAATGGATAAAACTGGTAACGGTTATGCCGTGATCCGTTTCCTCCCTGCACCCGAAGGTGAAGATCTTCCTTGGGTGAAACTTTATTCCCATGCCTTCCAAGGCCCTGGTGGTTGGTATATTGAAAACTCACTCACCACTCTGAATCAAAAAGATCCTGTTTCTGAATACAACCGCGAACTGTGGAACAGTGGTAGCGATAAGGACAAAGAAACTGTTCGTAAGCAGAAGCGTAAACTGTCTTTCTATTCCAACATCTATGTGGTGAAGGATCCTGCAAATCCTCAGAACGAAGGTCGTGTCTTCCTTTACAAGTATGGTAAGAAGATCTTTGATAAGGTCATGGAAGCAATGCAACCTGAGTTTGAAGATGAGACTCCTATCAATCCTTTTGACTTCTGGCAAGGTGCTAACTTCAAACTGAAGCTTCAGAAGAAGGATGGTTACTGGAACTATGACAAGTCTGAGTTTGATCGTGTTGCTCCTCTTCTGGAAGATGATGATGCACTCGAAGCAGTTTGGAAGAAGCAGTATTCTCTCCAAGCAGTAATTGCTCCTGACCAGTTCAAGTCTTATGAAGATCTTGAAAAGCGTCTGAAGTATGTGCTGGGTCAGAAACCTGCATCACGTCCTCGTCTTGATGAAGAAGTTGATGATGAGGATAATGATCGCGGTTCTTACACTCCTGACTTCAGTTCCCGTCGTCAAGAGTCTGAACTTCCCCAAGAACTCAGTACTCAACTCAGCTCTCTTGGTTCTTCTAGTTCAACCGATGAAGACGAAGATGATGCTCTGAGTTACTTCCAACGTCTTGCTGAAGATTGATTAACTAGTCAACCTAGTATTATCTGATCCCTTTAAGGTTCCGCTGATATAGTCAGAGGAACCTTTTTTGTATAGCATTACATCTTCAATATCATCAAGAACAACTGGTAGATATGCTGGCTTTAGTATGAAGATATTTCTCTTTGCATCTTCAATTCTTTCTTCATACTCATAGTTGGTTACTGGTACAGTTATATCTCCAGTTGAAATAAAACTTTCTGAGAACTCTTCATAGTATGTGTAAGAATAACCAGCATCAACTTGCAGTCCTTCAGGAACTAGAGTTACTCCTTGAGAGTTTTTAACTTCCATGGTTTCATAGTGATGAACAGAATTTAAATTCTCATAAGAACCATACTTATCTAAAAGGTATTGATCG